TGTGGGGGTAGAGGTGCTTTCTCTTCAGGTTCATTCTTCTCAAACCACAACTGACAAGTCGGACGCCCAATGTTGGACATCCGTAGTTTAAACTTGTCACGTGGACCGCTGCTGAACTGTTTCTCTAGTGCAGCCTCAACATCAGCAGCTACTTGCTTACGGATGCTTTCAGCCATGTCTGTCTCACCTTTACTAGCACGAGCTAGGTAATCATAGACAGCTAGTTCAGCAGGATGGTTCATTAGTCTGCCTCTTCTACTTGGACAAACTCAGCCACAATATCAGCATCTTCATCAGAGATAGACTCTTGGTTCTTCTCGTCCCACTGCTGCAAGATGTAACTGTTCTGATATTCAATGTACTCCATAAAGTTCTTCAGGGTATCCTGATCTTCAGGGGTAATGTCTACCTTGTCACCTGCATTAAGCTTCATGATAGCGTAGTCATTACCATTAGGTAGCTTAGCTTCAGTTGCTCCTAGGTTAAACGTGTACTGAATAGGTAAGATGTTCTTACGTGTCAGTGAACCCAGCGCATTGTCTAGTGACTTAGTACTTGAAGGTGGAACCTCGTAGACAAAAGGTACTGGATCAGTGATAGCACTAACAGGATTACCTGCTTCATCAATGCAATCATTAGCAGTTAGCATACCAAAGAGAATCTTCTTACGCTTAATGCTACGGATCAAGTTCTTTGTTTTCTCAGGCACAGCATCCCAATCTTCAATGTAACCAGAAGGTCTACCTAGGTTGAACGTACCCATGTTATCCTTCAGGTCACCCTTCAGGTCTGTACTCATGACAGTCTTCATCATCTTCTCTTCAGATGAATCCCACTTGCTCCACTGTTGACGTACAGCAAAGATACGGATGCTAGGGTTGATGCTGTAGACTATGTTGTCTTCACCACGTGTAATCTTGTATGACCCTGCAGGTACTACTTCAGTCTTGACTGTCTTGCCATTGACTTCGATGTTACCCATGATGCCATTGTGGATTAGGTTAACCCGTGGTAGTGACACGCTCTTTGTCTCACCGCCTGATGATGTTACACCAATGGCTTCAGCCAATGACATACCAAGATCGTTTTGGATTGCTAGTTCTGTACTCATTTACTTACCTTTCATTAAAGTTAAAGATGATTAGTTATACTCTAAACGTCAGACATGTCAAGCCAATTATCACCTAGTTTTGCTTCTAATAATAGAGGCACATTCATGGTAACACCGTAAGCCTTTTCAACTAAAGAGTTTAGGTCTTCGTTCATATCCTTAATAGTTTGTATTACTACTTCAGTCTCGTCTGGATGTACGTCAATCACTACTGAATCATGTACAGAGTTAACCAAGCAGGACTGCATGTCCATCAGCCTACGTTCTATCTCACAAAGTACAACAGGGACTACATCACCTGTAGCAAACCCTTGCACGGGGTAGTTCTTAATCATCGTGAAGTGTGTCACGCTACCGTTGCTACGTCTTGTCACATCAGGGAAAGCATACTGTCTGCCACTAACGTTAGTGATCTTCATAAACCGCATAGCTTCATCAGCTAACTTCTTGTGCCACTTAGCTACACCTTGGTACTTCTGTGTGAAGTGTTCGTAGTATGCAGCTACAGCTTTTGATCTACCGTATCCAGTAGCGCCGAAAAGTGGGGCAAAGGTGTGTGCCTTGGCTTCTTGGCGTGTAGTTGCTTCGCCAGCTTCAGTAATAACTTTTGCTGTGTACGAATGTACATCGAATCCTGTTGCAATTTCTTGCATCGCTGTTTCATCTTGCGCCAAGAACGCTGCTGTCCTAAATTCGAGTTGTGCAAAGTCGGCCTCCATTATTTTACCATTGTTCCATCTTGATACAAACACACGCTTCACGGGGAAGGTTCCACCTCTTGGCATGTTTTGCATGTTGGGATTTCGTCCAGAAAATCTACCTGTACTTGTGATGTGTTGTGTGAGTCCCACGTGTAGCATCCCTGTGGTTGGCTTTCTATAAATGTCGATACCATCAACAAAGCTACTAAGGTAACTAGAAATAGCAGATAGCCTTTTAACATCAGTAAGAAAGTCCACAGCATTATCCATCCCGTTGTTCTTAGCAGTTGCAATAAGTACATCCAAGTTGTCTTTGCTTGTACTGAATCCATTAGCTGATACCCACTTCTTACTTGGTGCAGCAAAGCATAGCCCTGCCATCTTGTTGATCTTTGTTAGCTGATAACCACGTGCATCACAATCCTTACAGTTGTTAGGCTTCTTGAATCGTGTACCATCCTTCTTTACTTTGTACGTTTTGCCTTCCCCATTGCATGTCGGGCAGGTGAAAGCCTTGGTACGGAGTATCGGAGTCGAGTTAGCCTTAACCGCTGCTTTAAACTCTTCTTGTGTTTCCACATAGTCGAAGAGCGCAGCCCATTCTTTTTTGTTATTGACCGCAACTGAGAATACAACTTGGGACATTTGCTCTGGAGAGTTGAGATTGATAGGCGTATCGCCCATGAGTTCCCTGACTTGTTGCTGAAGACGTTCTTCGATCTGTGCTTTTTCTTTTTGAAACTCATTGCGTACTACCTTAAGGGCGTTGTCATCCACACAGAATCCTGACATGTACATTCTTGTGAGGGTTTTGCAGGTGTTGAAGGTGACTTCTCTGACTGGAAGAAGGGAAGCGGATTCTGGTTGGGCGTAGTCGTGTTCTTGAGCGAGGAACAGCTCACGAGTTGTGAGCAGATCATGCCTGAGATAAAAACTAAGCTCGTTGAGAGGTATTTCATTTGTGTTGTATCCTTCCTTGAAGTAACGCTTCAGCGTATCATCCTTCTGGAACTCTAGCTGTCTGCGTTCAGCACATGCCTCTAAGCCTACAGGTATCTTCTGCCCACGCATAAGCAAATACTCTGCTAACATCGTGTCATAAATAGGACCGTCATACTTATACCCACATTCCCATAGCCACATGAGATCGTGCTGTGCATTGTGCATAATCAACAGGGTTGTCATATCTAAGATAGACTGCAAGGTTTTTCTACCTGCACCACTGTTATCTTTGTACTCCACGTGGTCAAGCGTAATGATGTTCTCGTTCTTCCAGTTGTCTACATCAAGCACACCTACTTGTGTCAATGTATTACCTGGTTCAAACGGGTCCATGATAGTCTTGCCATCACGTTTCGTTGTTGTGTTCTCTACATCTAATACATTACGCAAGGTACTGACTCCGCTCACCGTCTAGTTCACAATGTACTACACCGTGCCATCCACCCTTGAGTTTGTTCTTAGCAATGTTGAGGTGACGTTGATTACTTTCTTCATCATCCTGTCCTTCAACAAGTTTATTCTTACTGATCAGTACCATCAGGTCAGCCTCTGCTGCCTTGCCTGTCTTCGATCCTTCTAGCATTGATTGATCAACACGTACCATACCTTCAGCTACAGCAGATAGTTGTGACATCCATATGATAGCGCAACCGTATTGCTTAGCAATGTTACGTGCATGGATAGCTGCTTCCTTGAGATACACATCTGACTTATCGCTTGTCTTGTTAGCGAACTTGTCACCCATGTCTAGTACTACAATGTCAGGCTCGTATGCTTTAATGACTGCCTCTACCCATGACATGTCCTTACCTGTACTATCCTTTACAAAAATGTTCTTACGTACAGGTTCGTAACGCATAGCAGCCACAGCCATGTTAGCCTTGACTTCTTCCATGCTCATACTGGTAGCAGCACTAAGGTATCTTGCACCTACACGCTCATAGCTTTCCTCATTACAGAGGATCATACACTTAGCACCCTGGTGGGCAAAGCCATCTGGTGCAGCGATAGTGCTAGCGTGGAAGCTAGTCTTACCTGTGTTAGGACGTGCACCTACAACAACTAAGTGACCACCACTGATACCTTCTACCTTACGGCGTAGGGATGGTATGTTCCACTTCCATTGTGATTGTATGTCGTTAGCTTCTAGTAATGTCTGCATGTCCATGTCATCCCATTCAATCTTGAGGTTAGGCATGAAGTCATCTTGATAGTCACGCAATAAGTTACGCAAAGGTTCTAGACTGTTCTTGCTACCGTTAACATATTCAAAGCCAAGGTTAGCAATCTCTTCACCGACTACTTGTTGGAATAACTTAGACAATACATCTGTAGCTATCTCATTGTTAAGTGGATTCTCTTTAGCAATCTTGTGGAACAGATCACGATACGCTTCCTTGTTAGCGGTAGTCATGCTGTTGTTGCCAGCGTAGAAGAGAGCCTCTAGTTCAGTAGGGCTAAGCGTTTTCTCATACGTATCCATAGCATAGTCTAGCGTCTGCTTGATCTTACGTACATCTTTAGTGAATATCTTATCAGGGCAACGGATGCCCTTGTGATTGTCATAGAACTCTTTATCCATCAATGTACGGATCAGTGCTAGTTCCATCATGTCGTGTCTCCTCTAAGACTGTGGCTAGGCGTACTCTTTCTTCTTCGTGTACTGCCTATCCTGTATTTCCTTCTGTAAGTATGCGATCTCACACTGTATCAACTTACGCTCATAAGCTTCTAGCTTCGGGTGCTGTAGCTTAGCTTCCCATTCTTTTAGTTCTTCTTGTAGCTCTTTCATTTCACATCTCCTTGTGACCAGTAATCCCAGCTTTCTATATGCCCACCGTCATACACAGCGTCAAGTGTATTGTCAAACTTTTTATTATTGATATAAATATCACACGCTTCTAGTACTTCATCTACACTTAGCTTAACAAATACCATACCAAGCGGTACTCGCTGATCAAGTATTGCTGTTTTTGGTGGGTTGGAATCTCGCATAGAATGCTCCTTCAGGTGATTTAAGTGCAGCCATAATGTCTAGTAGCTGCTGATATGTAATTGATATAATCTCGTGTCTGTTTAACTCTTCTACGAACTGGCGAAGAAATACTATCCCATCATCAGCTATGATAATCTCTATGTCTTCACACGTATTTGATTCATCTAATGACTTGATGATAGCTGCGTCAGGCTCAAACTCTACAGTATACATTACTCTTCCTCCAAACAGAAACTACAGAAGTCATCTTGCGCTGGGTTACCACAGCTTACGCATGTCTTCCACTTCTTCTCTTTAGGTTTATCGCTCCAGTTCTTAGCCCTATCAACGAACCATTCTTTGGGTAAAGGCTTACGTCCTTCAGGTAGCTTCGTCATCGTTTGGTCCAAACTCATACTCTGTTAGTTCATCTTTCTGGTACTTGATGTGATCCTCAATAAAGTCATACACTATCTGAAGATCAAGCTTGGCTGCTGCACAGTATAGTACTAGCTTCAGCCCTTCTTCCTGTAGCAACTTAGCACAGTCGTTATCCAAGTGAAACTGATATGTGGCACTGCCATCTTCGTGTTCCTCTACTTGTTCTACTCCAATCATTCC